GGTGGTGTTCGTGGTCATGGGTTCAGGGCCTTCCGGCGCGCGGCCTCGAAAGCGTCCATTCGTGCTTGGTATTCGGCGTAGCTTTCGTCCGTGCCCTTCGGATCCGCACCCTGCGGCTTGCGGGCCTGGATCGGTACGGCCACCGGCTTGGCATATCCCTGCGCCGCCGGCGGCGGGTTGAGCAGATCCTCGACAATGCGCACCAGGTAGTTCGGCGGGATCTTGGCGTCCGGGCCCTTCTGCTCGCGGGCCGTGGCTACTGCGGCATGCAGCACCGGCATCGGGACTTTTCGGGCCGACCAGTCCTGCACGGTCGGGTGCGTGAACGTCGCGTTGACGCCCAGCTTGCGCAGGGCCACCGACAGGACGACTGCAGGGTCGACGCTTTCCGGCGGGTCTTCGCGAGGCGGCATTGCGGCGGCTCGTGGATTGTCCGGTTCGGCAGGGTCAAGATCGACGACGACGACACCGGCGCCAGCCGCAGCGCTCGCGCTGTTGTCGTTGTCTTCTCTTTTCTCTTCTTCTCTACTCTTCTCTTCTCTAGGCGTGACTTGGCGTGACATGGCGTGACTTGGCGTGACGCCAGTCTCAGCACCACTCGATGCACTGTCACGCGCACGTTGCTGACGCTTGCGCTCGGCGCCCGTGTTGTCCACGCGCTCGCGCTTCGGCTGACGCTCTTCCCACCGGGTGACGCGATCACCATCGACCAGGGCGCGGCCCTGCATCGCCTCGAGGATGCGCGCCGTGGTGCCGTCGTCGGCGCCGAGCAGGAAGTCAGTCGCCTCGCAATCGATCGCGCCGAACAGGCCGCGCTCAGTGCTCGCGCTGGCCTGCTCAAGAATCAATGCCCACACAGCGATCACGTCGCCGACGCGCGCAGCGGCCTTCCTGGCGACCAGGCCGAACTTCGGATCGTTCACGCTGCCGTGGTGCCAGCGGAACCAGTCGATACCGTTGGCCATCAGTGCGCTCCCTCGATGATCGAGAGCTGTCGGTTGTCGACCGGCTTCTCGACGTAGATGAAGCCGCGCGTGCAGTGCTCCAGCTCCGCGAGCTGGGCGACGTCACAGGCGCGATCGCAGACGGCCGAGTGCTGGCCCTGGAACAAGCAGCCGCGGCAGCTCTTGGCCGGCCTGGTGGTGAACTGCATGTTCTCGGGCGACTTCAGTTCGTCGCAGCGGCCCAGCCACTTGTGGATGCTGACGTAGCCTTTCATGCAGCCACCATCGCAACGATGCAGCCGGCCTGGTGCCCGGCGCCCTGATCCATGCCGCAGCGGGTGCAGCGCGAGGTGTTCTGCGCCAGCGCGCGGCGCTCGATGACCGGCGCACCGAACAGCGCGGCGACCAGAGGATCGCGACGGATCACCATCGGCGCTTTGCTCGGTGGGTAGGCAAGAGGCGTCGCGCGCGGCGTCATGTTGGCTGAGCGGGCGCCGGCGTACCACATGAAATAGCTGCCGCGCGCCGTCGTGTAGGTGAGCTTCTGGTGGTGCGCCAGGCCGCTATCTTCGAGCCCGTTCAGGCGGTATCGAACGGCCGACACTGAGTAGCCGAAATGCAGGCTCAGCTCATCGGTGGTGCGCGGTCCCAGCTTGAGGTATTCGAGCAGGGAACTCGCCAGGCGGCTGGTGGGGACGAGATAGCCGCTCATTGCTCGGCCATCCCGTTCAGGCGCGCCAGCAGCTCCATCATTGGGCGGATCGAAACGTAGATCGCCTTCTCGATGTGGCGCACCTCATTGGCATCGATGCGGCCGTCGGCCAGCGCCGTGTGCACCAGGGTGCCGACCTGGCCCAGGCTGCCCCAGATGTCCGTCACCGATTCCAGCACCGCCATGTCGCTCGCCGGCTGCGAATCGATCTTCGTGCACACGAACCCGTGGCGGCGCGCCAGCGCGTGCAGCACCGCGTAATCCTCCGTCAGCTCCATCACCCGCGAGGCGTCGTCCATCGTCATGACGTTCGTCGTCGAGTTCGGGTTGGCCTTGTTGCGCAGCAGGCCGGCGGTGTAACCCATGCGCACGGCCAGCGCCTCACAGCCGCCAGGGGCGTCGTGCACGGTCTTGTAGAAGGCGTCTTTGTAGTTCATGTGATGTTCCTGCAAACAAATGGTGCGTGGAAAGTTTTTGGGCGCGACAATGCAGTTATGGAAACTTCGATATCAGGTAGGCGCAGCGGGCCTTCGGCGGCGCGGGCGGCCCCGGCAATGCTTCTCATGCAACCCATCGATCGCGACCAGCGTGTCGCTGAGACACTTGGCTTGACCATTGAGGATGCGATTGACGGTAGGCTGAGAGGTGGCGAGCTCAAGCGCTAAGCGCGTTTGGCTCCAGCCTGTCGCCTGCTTAATTTCCCTGAGAAGGGTCGAAGGGTCTTTGTCCATGGCGTAAGTCTATACGCGAATGAATAGGAAAGCAATCCACAAATGAATAGCATGTTGTGTGCGAGCTATACGCGCGCGTATAGTCCAAGGATGACAATTTCAACCAGGCTGGACCAAGCGATGCAGGCGGCAGGTATCGTGTCGCAGAGCGCACTCGCTCGATCCTCGGGCATCCCGCAGCCGACAATCAATCGCATCCTCAAGGGCTCTGGCAAGAAAGGCCCGGAGACGAACACGCTCATCCAGCTGGCCCAGGCTTGCAACGTCTCCGCTCAGTGGCTGATGGACGGTACCGGCCCGATGGATCGCGCAGTGACGGATGAAGAGCCCCAGGGCGAATTGATCAAGGTGTCTGTCGACGACCAAGGGGGCGAGTTCGTCGGCGTTCGGATGGTCGCCCGCTACATCCATGCCGGCGTCAACGGGCACGACGGCGATATTGAATTTGAAGATGACACGATGCTGAGCTTGCGACGCTCCTGGATTACCGAGAAGGGCCTGCCGGCCGGCGCACTGGTCGCGATCAGGGTGATCGGTGACAGCATGTATCCGACCCTGAAGAAGGGCAACGTGGTGATCGTGAACACCGCCGACAGGGAGAAGCACAAACTCATCGACGGCGCCATGTACGCCGTGAACCACAACGGCAAGCCGTGCGTGAAGCGCCTGGAGCTGACCGGCGGTGCCTGGTTCCTTGCCTCCGACAACAAGCTCCCGGAATTTCGCACCCGGCCGGTAGACGAAACCACAGAAGTGATCGGCCGTGTCGTGAGGATGGAAGCCGACTTTATTTAATGCTGATCCATGTGGCTGAGATCGAGCCTTACGGATCACCCATCCTTGTCGCGATCGTGCCCTCGGAATTTACAGTCTCTGGCGCCGGCGACGAGCTGATCAAACGAATTGAGCGGCATTGCCGGGTATATGTTGTGATGCTGGTGTCGGTGGAGAAGAATGGTTTTCGAGCGCATGCGAAGTTCCAGACGCACGTGATCCTTGCCCTGATCCAGCTCGAATACTTGGACCTGGTCGAGGTCGACCTATCCATCGCGCGACCCGAAGACGAATTACCGTTTTAGCCGGCGCCGAGGCGTGCGCCCATACCGAAGGGGAAGTAATGGCGACCTTAGAAATTCATGCGGGAGATTTCCCGGCTGGCAAGTGCACTACGAATGGCGGCGTCATTACCCTCCCCTGGCAGATGGGTGACGGGCTGCTCGGGCAGAACATCGTACTTATTGGCCAGGTCGAGAGCGTTACAGTGGCCACTGAAGAGGAAGTCAAGCGCACGGCCGGCACGATCGGTTGGGGCTTGGTTGGCGGCGCCGCGCTCGGGCCGGTTGGCTTGCTGGCAGGCCTGCTGCTGGGCGGCAAAGGCAAGGATGTGACATTCATCATGTACCTGAAGGACGGCAGAAAGATGCTGGCCACGACTGACGCCAAGACCTTCACGAAAATTCAGGCGCACGCATTTTAGATAGACGTAGGCGCTACGGCACGCTTGGATTCAGCGGCTAAGCCGGTAGGCAGTGGCTGCGCACTGCCTCGTTTTAGCGGCCCATTTTAAATCAAGTACGCAACGCTCTTGCCGAGGAAGCTCAGAAGGATGATGACAAAAAACGAAAAGAAAATTATTTTGTCGCTAGGGAAAATTGCGATAAAACAAATTCACCTCAGCGCTCTTTTACTTACCAAAATTCCAGATGACCAGAGAGCGCCGTTCCAAAAATCTCAAGACCAAGCCGAGGAAGAGTTGGACAAGTTCTTAAGTTTACTTGAATCAGTGTGGGGCGACAGTGAAAAAAATTGACACAACTCTGCTTGATCGGCTTGGCAAGAAGCTTGACAGGGACGGTGAGCCACCAGATGATGGCGACATGAATGCTCGCATGTTAAAACTCGAAGGTGAATTCGCCGCGATCAAAGTTGATCTCGCCGTGATCAAGGCCAACGGCGCGACCAAGTCTGACATTGCAGAGGTGCGGGTAGCGATTGCTGAATCTCAGACTAAAATCATCATGTGGGTGGTCGTGGCGATTTTCTTGGCCCAACTTCTGCCTGTCATCAAGGAGTTGCTCCGCGGCTGATAAGGCCGAGCGAACCCCCTGCGCTGCGTAAGCACCAGGCTAAAGTCCTTCCTCGGAAGGCCTCTACAGACCGGGGATTGCAACCCACTGTAGCGACAAACGGGCCACCTCCGGGTGGCCTTTGCTTTGCAGGACCGCCCCACCCGCCCAGCGCGGGTATTTTTTCGCCCGGCGATTCGATCATGCTATCTACGCACAAAATTATTCATTCGTGTATTGCCTTGTCTATCCATTCGTGTATAGTTCTACTCATGGCCGGATGATTTCGGATGCGGCAGCACCGCTCCGAAGTCGCCACACAGCGCGGCTTGGGAAACATTCGATCAACCGATGTTTCGTGGGAACCGAGCCGCGCTGTGTGGTGGGCAGAGGCCCCAAGGGTCTGCGTCCCTATCTGAAGTACCGGGGCCTCTGGCCGCCACACCAACACTCGGCCTGGCCGAAACGAAACGGGAGAATGAATATGGCATGCAGCTGCAAGACCAACATCGAGACGAAGCTCTTGGCGCGCTTCAGGGAGCAAAGCCCTGAGGCCGCTAAACACGAAGTGGAGTTGAAGGGCTACGCGCTGATCCTCGATGACGCAATGAACATGACGCTGAAAGGCTGCATGAAGATCGAGGCGGAGGCCGACTTCCCGCTGCGCAAAGGCGGCGTCAAGCGCAAGACGCAGCAACAAAACATGGTCTTCACCTTCTGCCCGTTTTGCGGTGCGAAATACGAGGCAGAGAAGGTCGCCGAGCCAGCCGACATGGTGCCGGCATGACCCAGCAGTACGACACTGAATACCTGACCCAGGCGATCGACGAAGAGATCGAGCTGGCGAAGCTCGACCGAAACCAGCGCGGCGTCAAGCCGAGCACGGTGTGGCGCGACGTGCCTGTGCATGAGGCCAAGCCGCGCGGCTCGAAGCTGGGCATGTACGGCGGCCTGCACAGCGCCGACCTGCCCCGCTACCGCCGCAACCCGCGCGACGCCGGCGAGCTGTGCGTGCGCCGCGGCCTGAACGTGAAGCACGACCACGACGAGCATTGCGTTTCGGCTTCGTACGGCAGCAGCCGGCGCGCCGTGACCGAGTTCTACGGCGCCCACCCCGACGTGGCCGCCGCGACGATGGCCGCCATCGTGCGCGCCGCTATCCAGATGCTTACCGAGCAGGCCGAAGAACGCGCTGCTCTCAACCCTGCCCGCGCGCCGGCTCGCCGCCGACCAGCAGCACGGGCAAAAACGAAACCTTGAGGCTCACGATGATCCGCTTCCTGCTCCTGTACCGCATCGACTGGACCGACCGCCACCCGGGCCTGATGTTCGCCCTGCTGCTCGTGCTGATCTGCCTGGCCGGCGCCCTTGATGCTGCGGTGCTGCCATGAAGAAACGCCGCCGCGCCCTCACCGCCGACGAGTTGAGCTGGACGAAGGAAGACCGCCAGGCGATCCAGCAGTCCCGCGTCAACGCCCAGTCCGTCCGCTTCCAACGCGAGCAGGCTGCCGAGAAAGATTACGCAGCAGCCCGACCACAGGAGCCGAAGAAATGACCACGACCGACACCACGCAAGAATCGGCGCCGCTCGCGCCGGCCGGCGTCATTTACCAATACCGCGCGCTGTCCTGGTGCGATCGCCGCTGGCGCGACATCGCGTCCATGGACGAGCTGAACCTGATCAAGGGATCCCCCGATATCTACGTGGTGCGCGCGCTCTCACCCGTGTCGATCGATGAGCTGCTGCGCGCGCCGGCTGCAGCCGTGAGCGCGGCAGTGACCACTATCGCCCAAGCCCGCCGAGACCGCGACGTCATCGTGGGCAAGCTGCGCGGCGCGCTGGCTGCTCTGGAGGAAATGCCATGAGCGAGCACCGCCTGCGCGCCATCAAGTGGAAGAGCGCCGCCCTGTTGCTGCACTGCGCCGCGTGCGCCTGGGCGATCACTCACGGATGGCCGCTTTGACCTTCGAGGAATTGCGCATCAGCTACCAGTGCCCCGAGAAGATGGCCCGCGATCTCTTTGCGCAGGTCGCCCTCGAGCAAGCACTCCGAATCAAAGCAGAAAAGAAACTGGCGCCGCCCGCGCCGCGCCGCATAACCCGAGATCGAGAGGAAACCCGATGACCTTCACCGAAGCCACCCAGTTCACCAAGGAACAAATTGCGAGCCACTTCAAGGTGCCGGCCGAACTGCTGCAAGGCGCCCAGCGCCCCACCGCCGCACCGCGCCGCTGGTCCCTGCTGCTGACCAGCGAGAACCATGGCCAGATCGGCAAACTCGGCTGTGACTTCGCCTGGGCGCCGGGCAAACACGAGCGCGTGCTGGTCGTCGAGGTCCCTGCCGCTGCTGGCGCGCCGGTCGACCAGGTCAATCTGCAGCTCGTTACGAGCGCGGGCGGACAGGCTGACGTAGATCGCGCGCTGAGAGCTGCGCAGGCTTGGGTAAACGAGGAGTATATGTGCGGGCGCCGCATGGGCAAGGGTGAGCCGGCGTTGTCCGATCGAGCCGATACGGCCAAGACCGAATGTATCGCGGCGATCCTCGCGCTCGCAGCCCCTGTCGCGGCACAAGCCGGTCAGGTAGCGGTGCCGAGCGGGTGGATTGCAGTTGCAAGAATCCAGGGTGAAGAAACCTCGGTTGCGTTCGGCGATATTGAAACCGCAAAGGCATGTTCGGTAAGCGGTGAGCCAATCGCTTTCTGGTTAGCCAGGAAGGATGGCCGCGATGAATAAAAGAAAAGTAATCGCTATCGAATTTGCATGGCTAGATCCGTGGACGGAAGAATGGTGCTGTGGCTGGCGTATGCCGTGGGATAGGCGACGTGCGGCCCACTCACAATACAGCCGTCAGATAAAGAACATGAAGAAGTGGGCAAAAGAGTTTTGCACCGGCCCGCGCACTCCAAAGCTTCAGCTAAAAATAATTCGGAGTCCAGAATGAATGCAGCCGATATTTCCATTCCGCAACAGCAAACCACAGCCAGCGAATCCCTGCGCTCCCCACAAGAAGCAGCGGGAACCGAGAAAGGGGTGCAATCATGAGCCGCAGCGGATATTGCGACGATTACGGCGACGACGATCCCTTGGCACTGGGCCGGTACCGCGCGCAGGTGGCGTCAGCCATCCGGGGCAGGCGCGGCCAAGCGCTGCTGCGAGAACTGCTGGCGGCGCTCGACGCGATGCTGGATAAGCAGCTGGTGGCTGGCGAGCTGGAGGCCGATGGTCAGTTCTGCGCACTGGGCGTCGTCGGCCAGGCGCGCGGCTTGAACCTGGCCTCGCTCGATACCTACGACGTGGAATCGCTAGGCGGGACGTTCAACATCGCCGACCAGTTGGCGCGCGAAATCATGTGGGTCAATGATGAGTACATTGGAGCGTGGGACTGGGTGCGGATCGAAATTTGCGGACCCATGCGCGGGTGGGACCAGCATCACCAAGACGTGCGCGTACCAAACGAGCAGGCCGGTGCGCAGCGCTGGAAAGCAGTTCGCGACTGGGTTGCAGCACACATCACGAAGGAGCAAGCAGCATGACGAGCACCAATCACCAATCCGCCAGCGAGAGCGGCGAACTGAATCTCGACCACCTGGAAGCGCTGGCGCCATGCCCGTTCTGCGGCGGCACAGAGGCATTTGTCGAGCGCGCTGATTATTCGTCAGCATTCGTCGTGTGCGATAGCCGCGTCGATGAGCACAGCGTTTGCATGGCACGCGGCCCAATCGCCGTGCAAGATGATGATGGCGAAGAAATCCCCGGGCAAGCTGGAGCAATCCGCGAATGGAACCGCCGCGCCGCCCTCGCCAACCAGCCAGCGCCGACAGTGCCAGCCGATGCGCGGCTCCGCGAGCAACTGGCATTAAAGGAGCGCTCCTTAGAAATCGCGTGCTCCGTGATAGCGCATCAACCAGCGCAGGAGCAGGCCGAGCCGGTGGCGTGGGCTGTCGTCGTCGGCGAAAACATGCAGAACACCATCTGGATCACGGTGGATAAAGAAGAAGCGCAGTGTGAGTACGAAGCAAGCACCGAGGGGGGCTTCGAGAGTGTCTACAACCTTGTGCCACTTTTCCGGGCCGCGCAGCAGGAGCCAGTAGCAGCGCCCCAGCAAGAGGAAGCGCCGGGCGCGGACGAAGTGACAGATACGCAGCGTCTGGACATGATTGGCGCCATCGTGGACGAGCAGGGATTTTTATACCTGCATCACAACCGCCCACGCGGCCTAGGCCTAGGCACTTCCGCCGAGAACCTGCGGGAAGACTTGGACGGCTTAATGAGACGCAGAGCAGCCACAGCCAAACGGCAAGCGCGCGCCGCCCAGCTCGACGGCGGCCAGGAAGGGAGCGCTCATGCTTGAGCGCGCATCCCCGGTCCAGCTGCGCAAGGCGCTGGAACTCGCGAACCTGTTCGTCAAGATGGGCGTCAACTTTGTGCCGGTGCCCGTCGGGAGCGATGAAGAGCAGGCTGAGCTAGTCGCGCAGGCGATGGCGAAGCTGGAAGTGATGGAACAGCAGGCGGAAGGGAGCGAATCAAATGGCTGATACCTTGGACATCAAATATGAATTCGAGCGCTGGATGTCGCAGCGCGGCGAATCGGCGGTCTACATTGGCGACGGCATGTACAGCACCGGCTCGGCGTGCGATCAGTTCGAAGCCTTCGCCGCCGGCTGCGCTCTGGTCCGCGCAGCCCTTGCTTCTCGCCCTGCTGATGAGGACCAGGCCCAGCAGCCGCAGATGGTGGTCTGCGCCCACGCGTTCACGAAGACGAAGATCAGCGAAGCCGGGTCGTGGTGCTGTGATTGCGGGGTAAAGGTCTTCGATATCGAGCCGCGGGAGTGCCAGGGCTGCGCCTCGCATAAGCGATTGCCGGATGGCTCGATCTGCACGCGCCACCTGATGGCCGTGGCGCCGACGATGCACGTCACCTACCGGCTTGCTGAGGGTTCGTGCTTCGTGCCGGAAGCTGGCGGCGCGGCGCTGGCGGGTGACCAATGACCCTCAGCAGCATCACACACACGGCGCGCTGCGATCACCTGTGCGCCTTCTGCGGCAGGACCGTGGCCACTGGCGAGCGCTATGTGCGCGCCCAAGTGCCGGGCGGCGGGCGCGTGGCGAAGCAAGCGTTTCACCAGCCCTGCTATGAGGCGATCCTGGCCAGCGTCAACAGAAAGAATGAAACGAGGGGGAAATGATGGACCAAATGTTTCTCGACGACGACGAGCTGCGCAGCATGACCAAGCGCGTCCAGCGGGCCGCCCAGGCGAAGATGCTACGCTCGATGGGTATCGCGTTCAAGCAGCGGGCGGACGGCACTCTGGCCGTGCTGCGCGCGCACGTCGAAAAAGAATTCGGCGCCGGCAAAGATCGGCAGTCGAAGGTGAAAGAATTTGTACCGAACTGGAGTGGGCTGAATGCCTAGAAAGCGCAACAAGGAAAATGTCGGGCTGCCGGCGCGGTGGAAGGTCGAGCATGGCGCGGTCTTCTACCAGGTGCCGGCCGGGCTCGAGGATCGATGGGATGGGAAGAAGAAGTTTCGGCTCGGCGCCAACCTGCCCGAGGCCTACAAAGAGTGGGCGAAGCGACTGGAGTCGGTCGACCAGGCCAAGTCCATCGGCGCCCTGCTCGACCGGTATGCGCTCGAGGTAGTGCCGACGAAAGCCACCCGCACCCAAGTCGAGAACCAGCGCGCGCTCCGCTCGTTGCGCGCGGTCTTCGGTGATGCGCCGCTGACCTGGCTCCGGCCGCAGCACGTCTACCAGTACGCCGACAAGCGCAAGGCAACGCCGGTAGCGGCGAACCGGGCGATCGACGTCCTGTCGCACGCATTCACCATGGCAGTGATGTGGGGCTACATGGACCGACACCCGTTCAAAGGTGAGGTGCGTCTGGCCGGCGAGAAGCCGCGTGATCGGTACGTGGAAGACTGGGAGCTGATCGAGTGCCTGTCGCTGCCGAGCAAGCACACCAAGGGCAGCGTGCTCGTGCTGCAGGCGTACATCCGTATGAAGCTGCTGACCGGCCTGCGCCGCGGCGACCTGGTGCGCCTGACCAGCGCCGACCTGCAAGAGGACGGCATTCATGTCACCCC